TCTTTTACCACCTATAATAAAAAATGCACCATCAATTTCGCACTTTGCCAAAGAAGATACTATTCCTATTTTCTGAGCTCTAGACTCAACTCTTCTAAAAGCAAAGTTATCTGATGCTATATTGGCGAAGTATTCAATAGAATACCTACCAAAAACTATGATTTTGTTATCCTGAGTTTTTGCTATTCCTAGTGACCTGTCTGGCATAAACTCAGCTGTTGCAAACTTCAGTGGGTCAATTGCAGTTTCACTCGTTATATCTGTATGGTATATGTATTCTCCATCTGTCAGAAAATAATAGCCATCAATCCATGTGCCATCAATTGGATTACCTAAATCAGCATCTGTAACTTCAACAAGACCACCTGACGGGCTATATAAAAATAACTTACCATCTGCTATTATACCTTGGGTATTGAAGCTTGCTAATTCAATGAGCGTGCATTGTGAAGTTCCAGGAATATCACCAAGTTCAGTTACTGTACCATCAGTACCAACTTCTATAAATTTAGTACCTGATACCCTGAAATGCTTATTAAATCTCTCATTATATACCCCACCACGGTCTATGCCTTTACCTGTACCAAAAGAAGTAAGACCGGGATAAGTAGTCATATAGCCTTGTGCTCCAGCTACCTCTTTGAATATAGGGATCATATTCTCTGCTAGAGTTTCTCTATACTCTACTTTAGAGCTTACTTTATCCCCTTTTAATAATGTTACAGGAAGACTGGGCATTATATCTCCGAAGAAATTAGGTTGAATTCTATGATTCTTGTTATTACCTTATTAGCATCTGTTGTTATAGTTATTTTTAGTCTAGGAGATGAACTAGACCCATCTGAACTTCCAGTTGCTGTAATATCATATACAATAGTATAGTCTGTACTACTAGAGGAGTTCAGAGTAAGCTCACTATCAATATCTGTAACAAATGAAGCTATAACTTCTGTGCCATCCATCTCAGTTAAGAATGACTCTGTGAAACTCCTACGTTCTCCAATAAACAGTGTTACTACTGAACTTTTTGTGGGAGTTTCTTCATATGCTGGAATTGTAGTCATTGAAGATATACAAGCTAGTTTTCCAGCTGGCATTCTACTAGGATAATCAACTTTAGGTGCAGTAGCACTATATTTAAACAAAGCCCCTACTGCTCCTTTTAACCTGGCAGCTAATGTAACTGGAATCTGTTTTCCATAGTCAGTAGCTAAGTTAAAAGCTAAATAGACTTCAACAGCATTCCACAATCCTTTTGGTAAATTATGTGGAGAGCCAAGATCAGGTTCATCCTCAAAGTTATATGGCAGATTTATATTCCATATATCATGAAGTTCAGCAATAGAAGATTCTAGTCTTCCTAAAGCCAAACTAAGCATACTTGGACTTGGAATCATAGTTATTCCAGAAATTCTTAACTGGGAGTATGCACCAAGTATTATATCATTTTTTGTTGTAGGACTGGCCATTTAGCTCTCCAAACAATTTATCAAGTTATTCTTTAGCTTCTTTGAGGTCTTTCTTGTAATTCTTTTTTGCATCTTCTGCTGAAAGAGCCCATCCAGCTTTGAGTTGACCATCAAGGTTAAATGGATCAACATTCTCTTTTACCACTTTTTTATTAATTACTTTATAAGTTTCTACTGACATAAAACCTCCTATGATACAGCTGCACCAATCTGAGAAAGACCTGTTGAAGCTGTGGTATACACTACAGTTGAGTTAGCTGCACTTAATGCTGTTGTACCAAAAGTAAAAGCTCCGTCACTTTTAGTTGCGGTTACATAACCCATCCTGACATGACCTGCTGCTACAGCAGGAAGCGCTGCAACTGCTAACGCTGCTGATGCATATCCTGTTGCATTTGCAGGAGCTTCTATTGCATCTATTGTTAAGTCTACTCCAATGTCAAAAGCAACAGCTCCAAATAAGCTTTGAGGTACTATATCATTTCCAGGTGCTGTACCTGCAGCAACAGCGGCTTTTGTATACTGAACTCCTGCTATTTGAAAGTCAAAAGCAAGATTTGATACATGGGTATCTGTGGTTCCAATTGCCAGGGTTGGATTACCTAAAAGAGATGTTCCAACAAGTTTTGACCTTATGTCATTTAACAGAGTTATGATTGCGTCTTGCTGAGCTACTTCAGCAGTGTTTTCAGATATCAAAGTAGCAAGTTCATCATCTGTTATATTTAAGGTCGTGCATTTTAAAGTCATTTTTGTCCTCCAAAAGCCAGCAGTTACTTAAACTGCTGGCTAGCTAAAGTTAAAACTGAAAACTACTAGTATGTTACCATTACACCACAGTCTGCTGGGCTGCAAACTGTTATGCCATACCATGTGAATAACCTGAACCTGAAGTTCATGGTAGCAATGTTTCCATCATATACCATATACATTGTCAGTCCGTTTTTCATCTTCTGTGACAGAACTTTCATTCCGTCAAACTTCTGGAAGAGCTCAGCAGGTATTGCACCACCAAGAACCTCAACAGCAGTTTTGTCAAAGAACAGGTTTGTCTTGTTTGTTGCTTCAATGTTGAGACGGTTAACTGTTGCTGCATTCAGAATCTGTGTGTCGATATTTGCATACGCAACTTCAGTTGTAGTCAATGCTGCATCATCCAGGGCTATAGGTTTTGGGGAAATAGTCATATGAGTTCCATCAGGTTTTGCAAGAACTGTGAAAGTCATTGCCTGTCCTGTATTACTCTTATCTGCAAGACCAAGGGCTTTAACCGTTACACCGGCATTAGCAATCGTAACTTTATCACCAATATTATAGCCAGCAGAAGCTGCTACAACTATTGTAGCTGACCTGTAGTCATAATTGGTTACAACGCCTGTTGTTGCATTCACAGAACCAGCCTGAGGAATAAATGACTGATTACCTATTACGGTTGTTGCAGGATCAGCACCACCAACAAGGTTTGGAAGGAATGAACCTGTGTAGACATCAAACTCAGCAATGTTGTTACCAATCTGGCCATTTGCCCATACTTTATCAGGACGACCCTGAAGTGTCTGACGACCTGCTAAATCCTGTGCGTATAACAGGTTGTCTCTGTCATTAAGAATGAAAGCTCTGTTCGTATTTTTTCTCTGTCTTTCATTCATGATTGCCTGAGCAGTACCAAGAGCAGTATAACCTGAACTTGTGTTTGTTCTCAAGAACAGAGTACCCTGTACAGCTATTGCATTTGCTATTGCAAGGTTAAGTTCAGATGCCTGTCTCCTGCCAGACTCTCTTCCTCTTTCCTCCCAGTAAGATATGTCCCTGAGCTCATCAACCCTCTGCTGTACAAAGTCATTTGATGGTGTACCGAGAATAGCAGGGTATTCTTCCTGTATAATTGTTGTTTCAAGTCCTGTTAAGTCCCATCCTGAAATTATTGGTGCAGACTGCTGGATAGGACGCCATATAAAGTTCCCTGTATTCTGCATCGTGTCTCCCTTTGGCTGCTCAAATTTAACAAGTGGGAGGAGCATCTCTTGGGTCTCATAAACATCAAGAGCATCATCAAACATTACTTCTGCGATTTTGGCTGTTGTTGCCATAACTAAGTCTCCTTATTTTTCTGCCCATTCTCTAACATTAAAACCTTTGAGTCTAGCTTGACGCTTTATATTAAAAGCACTTTGAGTATCTCCCTTTTTATGGGCTTCTTGGTACTTTTTAAGCATCAAAACTTCGCCTCTAGAAGAATTAACATCTCCATTAAGGTCTTTTGCAGGAATCTTGGCATTTGATTTTTTATTTTTTACTCCGTTTACTTTCTCAAGAACTTTACCAAGGAAAAAGGAAGTCTTTAAACCAGTCTTGTCACTTTGCAGTGACTCCTTGAACTCATCGAAAATTTTCTTATTTCTTCCAACATAATACAAGACTTTCTCTGATCCTTCGCCCATAAGAGCTATGAAATGATCTACTATTGCCATACCCATCTTTGGTAGAATCTCTTCGACTGCAGTATAGACCCTGTCTTCTACACTTTTATATACATCAGGATCAATCTTACTTTCGTCAATGAGTTTAGCTGCCCTGTCATAATGCATGTCAACAGCTTCATCCCTCTGCTTTATGTAAGCTTCTTTTTTAGCCTTGAAATTCTTATCCCTCTCAGCTAAAGCTAAACGTTGGTCTACTAAGTCTTGCTCATACTTTTCGATGGCTGAATTAAACTCTTCAGTTGTTTTGAAGTCATCCTCAACAGGGCGAACCAGCTTTTTTGTTGTTACATCCGGAGCTGTATCCCGTAATTTCCTCTTGAGTTCTTCATTTTCCTGCCTGAGTTTCTCAGCTTCTTCTTCCTTCTCTGAAGCTCTTCTTTTGAGCTTCTGCTTCATTTGTATGTGCTTACGGACTGAAACCTTTTTGTCATCCTCAGGACCTTCATCCTTCAGATCATCGTCTTTCAGATCATTATCCTTCAGATCATCGTCTTTCAGATCATCATCTTTCAGATCATCGTCTTTCAGATCATCATCTTTCAGATCATCTTTAAGGTCATCATCACCAGTAAGCCATAACTCTGGGTCTACTTCATCTTTTTCTTCTACTTCTGTTTCTACTCCATTGATTATCTTTTTTACAAGCATAACCAGCTCCTTTCCCACTGTGGGGTACCTCACTTGAGTGAGTATTAAAAATGTTAATTGGTTGAACTCTTTACGTCTTTCCTTATATTCTTGATATCAAGAATTTTTCCAGCAGCATCAACTGTTTTTCCAAAATTCTCAATATCCTTTGACTTTATATTTGCATCTGCTTCTTTTGCATTAATCATTACTGACATCCTTTTTGTTTGTGAATCAAAAGTTGCAATATCAGTTTTACGCTTCTTGTCTATTGCATCGAGAGAAACTTCAAGAGTTGCTCTTTTCTCTTTAAGAAGAGCCGCAGTACCTTTCTTATCTTCAGCTAAAGCAAGAATAAGAGCAGGATTTGGCTGATTCTTCTGAGACTCTAGTACTTGTTTAAGCATTGCCTCTTCTTCAGGAGTTTCAGGTTTTGTAACTCCCTGTATAACTAACTGCATTCTAGCGTGTTTCCTTATATCTTCAAAAGCCACACCATCTGTCATTGACAAAAGTTTAAGCATTAAAAGCTTACGCATCGGGTCTTCTGCAGGAGTTTGAGCAATTAAATTCTCTATCCTGTCCATTGTCTGGTCTTTTTGGGACTCAAAACTAGGCCCGATCCTCGTAAAAACCTCAAACTCTATTTGATTGATATCATTAATAGTTACTATATCTCCTGATTGACGATCTATTATAGTCTGCATTGACTGAGATTGCTTTCTTGTGCCATCAGGTAATTCAAGCATAACCTTTCTTGGCGCATCATAAACTTCACTTGCTATTGATATGTAAACTTCAGCATCACGTCTTTTTGCAAATTTATAATGATCTTGGTATACCATAGACTGCATATCAAGTCTTTTCTGTAAAGCTAGTATTGCTTTACCTGATGTCTCAGGATCAGCTATATCCTGAGGTATACCTGGATTAGCAACGTCTTCACAAGCTTCTCTTGTTAGTCCTATCAGAGATGGTAGAGGAGCAGGAATCTGAGCACCAGGCATAACTCCTATTGGCCCTATTGGTAACTCTTGGCCATCAGGAGTAACTCTATTAGCTAGTAAATATGCATAGTTATTGTCTATACCTGAGGGGCTATATAAATGCTCAAACCCAGCAATTTGTTCTGGAGCAAATATAGGCTTTTCCCTAGGTGATCTTGATGTTATATCACCCAGGTATGACAATGCAAAATTTCTAAGCCGCGAAGGGTCTTTAGCTAATCTAGTTATACCTTCCCACTGCTCTTCACCTTCTACTATTGCATGCTCTCCATAGCATGGTATTATAGGTATATGCTCTCCGCTAATTACTTCAGAATCTAGTATATCTTCTCCAGAAGCAATATACTGAGTAACTCTGTATTTTTTGGCATCATAACTGCCTTGAATTTCATATCCTGAGTAAATCAGTTCATCCATCACTTTTTCAAGTTCTTTTTCCCACATATTAACAGCCATACCAAGGGGATCAATGAGTGTTAATACTTTTTCAGTGACTTCTTCTCTGTGGAAAAACTTGACTACATAAATCCTGTTAGTCTTAGTTACTATCCATGGGAACACTAATGACTCTTGTGGGTCTGTAAAATTGCTTGGATTTATTTTATCTATCTTTTCTCCAGTTAAGTCATTGACCAGTTTCTTGTATCCCCTATCAGAAAATGCCTGTAATTTAGAAACATATCTTGCATTTCTTTTATCAATTGAGTAGTCTTCAGGGTCCCAAAACAGGGTATTGTTAGCTTCATAAATTGGTCTTCTGCGTATTACTAAGTTTGTATCATCGATTCTTCGTGAGGCTTTTTCGGTATATAGCTCCCATGCACCAAAACCACTTACAATCATTTCAGTTTTTGCATTATCTTGGGCTTCTATTGAAGAATTATTTCTTGAGTCTGAACGATATAACCCATCAGCAAATTCACCTGCATCTTCTTGTTCACTATTTTTCGGCTCAAAATCTGCTTCAACAGGGTTAGAAACTAGATCAGCAAGAATCTGTCTACCAGCTTTTCTAAGTATATTAAATTCACCTTTATATGTAAGCATAGAAGAGTCAAGTGAAGACTCATCCCACTGAGTTATCCAGTAGAAAATGGCGTCATTTGAAGCTTGACTTCTAGTATTCTCATTTGCTTGATAAGCTTCATCATGCATTTCTTTTATGTCAATTAAATCAAGCATTTATTTGCTCCACAAGATTAAAGGTTAATATTTTACAGTCATCCCACCACTTGTTGCTTTGCTGCTCATGCCTCCAGAGGTTGCTTTACTAGAGGATGGACGGTTATCTTGCCTGTTTACAGTTATACTATCAGTTCCCCAGCTATTTGAAGGATCAGCACAACC